AAGCACAGGCAGCTTGGCTGTGATAGTACCGATGTCTTTAGAAGACCCGTACAGGTTACCAGAAGCAGCTTGGATAGCACTAGTGGCAACATTGTAATCAGGCTCCATTTCACCGTTATATACAATACCATCAGGAAAATTTTGCTGGAGATGCAGTTTTACTGCAGCAGCATCCGCAAAAGGATGAGTAGCTGTTTCAGCACTTACTCGAGCAATTTCCATCTTTTCGCCAGGCTTCTCAGGATTATCAATCGTAGAGTGACGAACAGACCAATAAACATTCTCCATTCCGCTTGGCATATCAGCCCAACGTACGCCAGTGGCGTCGATACCTTGGTCGTTGACATTACGATCATCAAGCAACGGCAGGTAATGGTATTTTTTGATCTTTTTACCGAAGTGTTTCGGCATTGCAGTTACATCGGCCATTTGGCTGAAATACTGCTCTTTCTTCAATTCGATTAGCGCCTTCTTTTGATAATAGAAGTCGTTAAACTGGGTGCCAATATCGGACTCACCCATATCAGTACCGGTTTGCATATGGTTATACGAACGATGGTCTATATCAGCACCTTTGTTGTAATTTGACGCAACCGGATCAATTACTGGACCAGGCATAATAAATTCCTCTAAATAATAATAAAATTAAATGGGAGCGGCCATCTTTGCAAACTCCTCATCTGAAAGATCCAGTGGATTAAAATCCGGCTGACTCTTTTTAGATGGAGCGCTCTTCGTAGAAGCTGCTGCCCTCTTTCGACTTTTAAGCTTTGGGTCTATCTTAGCCTTAGGCTTCGTGATTGGCTGTGCATTGGCACCAGGTGCAGCTTGTTGCTGTTGTCCTGCTGGAGCATTAAATGCCCCCTGTGCTTGCATAGCATCTCCGACAGCTTTATAAGCTTCCAGATCTGACATTCCTGTTAAGCGTCCAAGCAATTTTTCACGTTGCATCACTGAATCGATTTGACCATATATGCCGCTTCCGACTTGATCATTGATCGAATGTATCAGTGCTGGATTACCCAACAATATTTTCTTACTGGAGTCGTCCCACTTATTGCTTATGATGTCGATGGTTTCTTGAAACGATGGTGTCTCCTGGATATCTTGGAGCACCGAATCTAGCTCTACCTCATTATCATCTACAGTGTAAGTATTTGGTCTGTACTCATCAGTTTTTTCAAGGTCCATTTCAAGCGGGTCGAGTCCACTATCTTTGACCATTTTCATAACGGCTCCTGGATCCTGTTTGCTAATGTCAATTAAATGACTTAGCTTGGACTCATCCAGAAGTTTATTATTCTCTAACATTTTAAGAAGTTTCATGTTGGGTTTCAAGCCCCGCATCTTCTTATTATAGTTGGCGCCCATCTGCATGAGATGTATGGCGTCCTCTACATTATTAATTTGTATGTCTGCACCATTAGCTCTGAAAGGTGCGATAAGCTTTTTGTACTCAGCTTCATAATCTATCTCAGCTGGTATGTCAGCAGCCTCTTCAATTGATTTGTCGGTTTTAGCTTTTTTCTTAGCCCCTTTTTTCTTGGGCTCTCCTTTTTTAGCTGCGACATCTGTCTCAAAAGGGTCACCGTCTTTATTTGAACTTTCAGGATCCTCAGACTCCTGGCCCTCAGTTTCGGCTTCGTCAGTCTCTTCGGAGCCACCTTCGGTGTCGTCCTCATCGTCATCCTCATCCTCACCAGATTGCCCGGAGTCTTGCGGTTGACCATTATTGCCATCATCATCGTCATCTTCGTCTTCATTACCGGCATCGTCGTCGTTATCATTACCTGACTCCTCGCCGTCTAAGGACGCCTGCGGTGCACCAATTAAAGATGAGGGTTCCGGCATCTCCATGATCTCTTCATCAGAGAGTTCCAATATTTCTTCTGGATGCTCCAGTACTTTTTCTTCGGCCGGCATTATGCTGCATCCTCTTGAAGTAACTCAGTATGAGTTATCTCATCGTCCGCCATGGTTTTCTCCATTTGCATAGCAATCTGACTAATAGTAATAAAAAATTGCTGGAGAGAACCAAGACCCATGATGCAATGGTCTAAATGAGCTTGCTGCTCAGGCATAGATAGTCCTGGATTAGACTTGGCTGCAATTAATCGTGCAGCCTCATCTTTAAAATAGGCTTCCTGGATAACTAATTGAAAGTCTTTGTTCTTATCTAAGCGATTTAATGCTTTGTTAAGTTCAATGGCTCTTTTAGCTTTACCAATACTTATTTCTATTGTCTGTATATCTTGTTGTGTACTCATCGTGTGTCCTCTTTTTGAGATTGAGTGTTAATTAAAGGGTTTCCCCATGTATTAGCCTATTTAAATATACGCTGATATTAGCATATTATTTTGGAACAATAACATCAGCAACATCGTCACCTGTTGTATCAATGTTAATTGAGTCTTCATCGTGTGATACAGAACCAATCATGGTATCAGGTTTACCGTCACCATCCATGTCAATACTACCTGCCCCTACAGGGTTAGGGACTATTTCCACAGTGACTGGATTTGAAACATCCGACCCACCTTCATTAATACCTGTAACAACATTGACGGTGGTTTCACCTACCGTACTAATGCCTGTTCCACTCACAATACCAGTAGCAGAATCCATGGTAAGCCCAGCAGGGAATGGTGTATCAACCGTATAACTATCTACAGGGCCACCTGTTGTAAAATTAGCACCGAAGTCAATTGGGATTATTGGGGTAGAAGTTGTGTTACCCATAGAGTTAGCAACCGTTCCCGTGAACAAAGGTGCTTCGACAGAGGCAGGGAGAATCTCTATACCAAATTCATTAGAAACAGCTGAACCATCAGCATTAGTCCCTGTCACGGTTGCTGCAAAAAAGGAAGCCGGAGTACTGCTGGTTCCTGTTATGACGCCAGTAGCTGAGTCAATAACAAACCCTATCGGTTTATTCTCCAGAGTGTATGTAACCACAGCACCACCAGTCTGAAAGTGTACAGAGGCATCATAGGGGGTCATAGGAACATCTGCTTCCGTAGATATGTCGGATATAGTACCGTCAAATAAGGGTGGCGCGGAGGCAGCGAGAATGGTCATGACAAATTCATTAGATTCAGCTGAACCTTCAGAATTAATTAATGTAAGCGTCTGAGTATGTACCCCATCCCTTGTTGTGACACCTGCGAGTACCGCTGTGGATGAGTTAAAAGTAAGAGAAGCAGGTGTCAGGCTAAGCTGATAATACCCTTCACCTGTAAAATAAACTGAATAGTCTATATCAGTAATAAGCTCATTTTCTATGAATTGTACATCTGGAATGTCAGGACCGATAAATACTGGTGGTTCTGAAGGAGGTTGGGTTATCTCACTAAGGTTCTCTTCAATTGCCTGCAACATGCTGTTTATATCACTGATATAGAACCTGGCATTTGGAAGAGGCTCACCTAAAAGCTCTCCACAGATTTTAGCGAAATTACTAATACTATGGTGATACGGAGACATGATCGGAATGGTCTCAGCTCCAGCAATGCCTGCATTTACAAAATTTGCTCTTACTATTTTGCTGGCGTTAGCCAATGATCGTCTATGTAATGTGACGTTAGGTATTTTTTGTTGGGCCATGATTTACTCCTATATAAAATTATAATTAGCTTGGATCAGCGGATACAGTAATACTGAATGCATTACTTACAGCTTGACCGTCAAGATTTTGGGCTGTGACAATATGCCTGGAGGCTCCGTAGGCACAGATGGCGTACTACCACCACCTAATATTGCATCAATAGCTCTGAGCATATTATTAATGTCACTTTGATATAACTGGGCGTTTGGTACAAATACGTCACCATAATTCCCTGTTTTTAACAAGTCTCTAACTGCCTGAGCAAAGTTACTAATACTTCTATGGTACATCCCCATATTAGGTAAGCTGTCTCCGTCCATACCTGCTTCTGTAAACTTCGCTTTAACTACCATACTGGCATGACCTAAAGAGGCTCTATCGAGTATCACACTCGGCATTTTTAAATTGGCCATTATGTATTCCTGTATTAAGTACTTGTTGAAGTTTTAGGTGCTTTTTGTTTCTCACGCTCAAGAGCAATATTACCTATTGCCTGTGCCTGACCTTTCTGAAGTTCACGTTCCTGAGTGACACCAGACTCTTGCTCAATAAAATCAAGATCGGTTTTATCTGCAGTACTGCCCTCTGTTCTGGCCTTTGCATTATCCAATGCAGCGTTAGCGTAATTTTCGGCTGTTTCAGATTCTATCTTAGCTATCTCTACCTCCAACTTTTTAACTTCAAGTTGTGCCAAGGCCACTTGTAAAGGGTCTGGAGGAGGTGGTTGATACTCTTCAATCTTTTTAGCCAATGCAGGCATCTTTCTGAGTCTGGCTATTTCAGATTGAATTATTCGTGCTTCGCCTGGATCAGAATTTGGTCCCATGGTCTGTAACATGAATGCTAATTCTTTAGCTTTATCGTTATCAGCTTCTGCTGTTGATATAGAAAGAGATAAATCAAATTCGCCGGCCAAAGCTTCTCTATTAACTGCAACAAAATCCTCGTTTGTTATTCTGACGATTTCTTCATCTGAAAGAAACTCAGAGTTCATTGAAACGATTTTATCGCCAATTTTAGTTATACCATCTGCTAATCGACGTAGAATACCGAGCTCACGTTTAGCAGTCGCATCCATTGCGCTTCTAATCCCCGTGGCGGTGCTTCCGAGAGCTTCGCCGCTAATACCCTGGTGGAACGCTTTAACGCCTGTGAGGGCCTCCGCCTCAGCATTCTGCAGTAATACCATCTCTTGAGCTGATCGAGGGATTTCCGGATAGGTATGCATATGGAATGCCTGGTTTGGGTCTATTCCAGGATTGAATTCATAATCATCACCACGATCAAATTTACGTTTATTGCTGACATCTAAAGCATCGGCTCGAGAACCAACTTGGCCATTTGCTGCCCGGGCCATGATATCGATCATACCTCTGGTAACGGCGCCAACAATTCTCTGGTTATCCTCTAACAATTCACCATCAGGCTCACCGTATATACTTTTACGTACAGGAAGATATTGAGCAGATACAAATGGTAATTTCTGATCTGGAAAAGGGTTCTCTTCCAAACGAATCATAGTATTGCCGACCCAGGTCGCAATAATAGGCTCCACAGTGCCTTCATTATGAATGTCCCAAAATCCCCAATATTCCTGAGCTACAAATTTCTTTCTTGGTTTATCAGAGAAATTAAAACTTGATTCATCAGGATTAGCATAATCCGGCTCACCAAGAATATTGCTATTTTCTATATTAATTTTATCTAAATTAAAGTACTTTTTGTCTTTCTCTAATTCAGCTAATGATGTCTCAAAACTAAAAATAATGAAATTAGCTTTATCCAGGTCTCCTTGGCATGTCGGATCAATTAATACATTCTCATAATTACAAACTTCAACAGTCGGAACGTTTTTTACCGTAACTGTTTGTTCTACGATTTCAGTATCGACTTGTACTTGTGCAAGAAATTGTTGGCCTGTTTGTGGATCAACTTGTACTTGCTCCTCAATAACAGGTTGCTCAACTTCAATAATTTTTTCTTCAAAGTCCCAGCCGACTCTGACTACAACTGTACCCTCATCAACTGCAGAACGAACATACTCATCAATAAATTTAACTTTATTGATCTTATTATTGAACTGGTGATTAAGTACTAATTCGTTTTGCTCTGCCGGCTCTTTATCTTCGAAAGTTACAGGATTTACATTATATAAATCATCTGTGGAAAGAAAGGGCTCAGAGAGAGAAGCGTACCTCCATTCAGCCTGCTTACGAATAAGCTTTGGCTGAACTTCAGATCGACCTGTCTTCTTTGTTGGCTTTGCCTTACCTTCGATATTGAGGTTGTCTAACCAACGCTCAACATTTGCTGTATGCGTTCCATGAGAAGACTGTGCATCTTGGTAGTCTTGTTGTAACTTTTTTATAGACGGCGGATTCTCCCAATCAGTGTGAGATTCCTCATTTTCAGTATCAGAAGTATAAGTTACGTCTTCTCTGTTTTCTTCTGGATGATCCATCATTTGCTGTTACCAGGTATTTTTAGGCTTCTTCATCGATGAAGTCATCGCCTATGAGAATATCCGTAGGCTTATCTCCCCAAATGCATTTTAATATTAATGCAGTTGGGGGTCTTGAAACAGTACCACCATTCGAACCAGTGGTTTGAGTATTTCCGCTGATATTGACTGTATGTTTATGGGCCCCGGCTTCAGAGATACGATCTCCTTTCCATTGTCCGTACCACCTATTATGCCAGGCCATGTGATGGGCAACTGGCAAATTACCACTGGCATTCACCCATCTAATGTCATGAGAGTGGTTACCTGCCGTACTGGTGCTTGCAACGTGTGTATGGTCATTAGTGTGCTTATGGGCTTTATTTTGAGAAGAGCGGTAGCTACCAGACTCATCATTTGAACCAGCAAAATAAAGGGGTTGGTCTGTGCCGTTTACGTCCACTGTTTGTGGAGGAAGTCGGAACATGTCAGCTCGTGTGGTGACTCCATTAAAGTTATTCCATTTACTGCCAATTTTTGCATGTAATTTTGGATACTGTGAGATGAGCATTTCTTCGCCTGTACACACAAGTGCACCATCAGGTACAGTGTCTTGGTTACCGGCAAAATCGAATACAGTACCAATATGGTTATCATAACCCAATCCTGACTGTTCGATTGCAAGCTTTACATAATCTGCTACTGTTTTTTGCACGGGAAGCTTGGTGGTATCTTCTGGATCCATTACTCCACAATTTACCCAATTCCATCCACATGCGTTCTCAAATGTAGTTTTAAC